TCACCTTTTTTATAAATTCTTGCATAAGTATATGCAGGATATAATTTTAATCCTGTTGTTTTTTCCATAACTGGCTGACATTTCAACATTAAAGTTTCCATTGCGATGTCTGAATAACAAGAATAAGTGTGTGGTATTTGTTCATTTTCTCCTTCATAATATCCAAGTAAAGTTTCATACGGAGAAATATATCTTTCTTTTCTACAAGTATCTAAAACTTGTTTTTGCATGCAAAAATAATTTGCAACAAACGCAGCTAAGTCTTTTGAGATAGCTTGCCTAATAACTGTGTATTTATTTTTTTTAAATGACATCTCTAGCCATTTCTTTTGGTATAGCTTGTATATTCCAATGTATAAATCTAAAAGGTTCTACACCATGGTCTACTGCAAATTCATGTTCTAAGTATCCTGGAAATATAATTAAAGTTCCAGGTGTTACTTTAAAATGAATTAATTCACTTCCATGAAATATACCATTACTATTTTTTAATTTTAATTTTGTAGAACGTGCACCAGTACGTGGTTCATGAAATATTGGAAAAGAAGTTTTATCACTTGATTTTAAAAAATAAAAACCTGATACATGTTGATTCCAATGTACATGTGCATTATGATGTCCTCCACCTTTTTTAGCAAACTCTTGTACCCATAACTCACTAAACATTGTAGTATATTGCTGCATATCAAAACCTTGCCAGTCTAAAAACTCCCAAGACTTTTGACCTATATAATTTCTAAAATCTAAAAATTTGTTATCATAAACAAGTGGAGTAGAATGATAACTTCTTCCAAAGTCACCATGTTCTTTAATGTAATTTTTCTCTCTTTTTTTAGCGTCTTTTATATATTGATTAGAAGCTTTATTTAAAGATTTTACAAACTCTGGTTTCTTTTCAATCCATATAGGTGTTTTAAAATATTCATTTATTATCATATTATTTAAAAGGATATCCAAGGTTCCACATGACCAATGAATATCTCACTCCTTTCGTTACAGGTTTTACTCTATGCCATACAAATGAAGGGAACACAATAATAGATCCTTTCGGTAATATTTCTTTTGCTTGTTTTAAATGTTTGACTTCTTCTCTCATGTGAGGGTCATAGTTTCTAAAATCAAACTCTAATTCACCACCTTCATATTCAGAGCCATCTGTTAATTGACAAGTCATAGATAGTTTTCTAACTTTACCATGTTCATCGGTATTAGGCTTATGATAAGGTTTATCCCAACCATCACAGTGCCAATCATAATATTGATTAAGTTTATATTTTGTAAATTGACAAGACTCACTTCTATCCCAATCAAAATTCCAACCAGCATTTCTATTTGCTTTATGTATGTAAGGATGTAATTCTTTATATATCCAAGTATCATTTAACCAAACTAAATCAGAGTTTCTTCTTTTTTTTATATCTTTAATTTCGTCATTAGTTAATTTTCTATCTCCATAACCACCAGTTCTAGCCATAGATTCAGATTTAGATAACCCGTATTTAATTATATCATCACAAATTTTAGGAGGTATTGCAGATGTAAAATACCAATAGTGATTAGATATATTCATAAGTTATTGTCTGTATAAAATTTAATGAATCTTTCTGTTTGTTTTTTATGTAATACATATTTGTTGATGGAAACATAATAAACATGTTGTCTTTTAATTTTATATCCCAACTTCTTCCTTTACGTCTGTTGTCTTCATAATGTATTCGAACAAAACAATCTTTAACTTTAACACCATAAAGCATTGTAAAGTCTGGAGAGTTTCGTAGATCTACTGGATCAACTTGCAATAAAGGAATTGTTGTTTCCGCAGGTTTATAGATATTTCCCCACGTTGATTTGTTAATTAATTTAATATCATATTCAAGACCAATGTGATCTCGCATATATGTATTTAACATATCCCAAGTTCTTGAAAATGGAAAATCTTTGTTTTGAATTACTGATTGTAGGATATCGCCTGATAATTTGTTTCTATCAATGTCCCAGTCTTTAGGCATTGCTACATCACCATAGAATAAACTTTGTTCGCTTAATACTTTCTTGTCCATACCACCACCTGATATATATTATGCTTTAGAGTTTGTCAAATCCCAAGTTGTATTAGCTTCATTCCAGACGTAATGCCATTCGTGAGTACCAGCTTCGTTTTGTGAAGTTTGTTCTTCTGCCAATGCTGGAGCATCACCGATTGGTGATTTCCAAGAAGCTGATTCATTATGTTTTACCCAAGATGCATATGGTTTTTTAGGCCAGAAGATTTGATTATCTTCATCCCAAGTATAACCAATACCTGCATAGTTTCCTCTTAATGGAGTTTTACCTTCTTTATGTTGGTTACTTCCTGTATTATAGGAAGTTTGAATCCACATTTGTGCAGGCCAGTTATTATGTATTTCTAAATATTGTTGACCTACTGATTCATCTTCAACACCATCAGCATTTAACATATTTTGATTATCAAGTGTTAATACTTGAATAACTTTACTGTTAGCTCCTATTTTTGCGAAATGTGCCATAATTATCTCCTATTATACAATTATTTTTTAATTAGTAAATACATTAATCTTATTGAAATTTATATCTAATTATAACTATCCCTGAACCACCAGCGCCAGAAGAACCACTACAATAATGAGTGCTTCCACCTCCACCTCCAGTATTAGCTGTTCCTGCAACACCTGAAGTACCACCAGGATGACCTCCAGCTCCACCACCACCTGATCCACCGGGTGCTCTAGCAGGACCGTTACTTCCTCCGCCACCACCACCTGCTCTTGTAACAGATGAACCTGTGATTGAACTTGCTGTTCCATCTCCGCCAGATCCTCCATCAATAGGAACTCCATTTCCACCCACAGCAGAAGCTCCTCCACCTCCACCACCAGCTCTATAAGTTGCATTATCTGAAGTACCATTACCACCATTACTTCCTTGTGATGGACTTACTGGGGGAGTATTACCTGCTCCACCTGCTCCTGTTGTACCACCGCTTGTTGCACCTCCACCACCAGAACCACCTGTATTTCCTACATCACCATCACTTCCATCAGCTGGAGCACCACCTCCACCACCTGTTGATGTTATACTTGAAAAAACTGAATTACTTCCATTATTACCAGTTGTACCAGGAGGAGATACAGATGCACCCCCACCTCCAACTGTAATTGGATAACCTTGAACTGAAACAGGAAGAGCACTTGCAGGTGCGCAAAAAGATACTCTAAAACCTCCAGCTCCTCCTCCACCTCCATAAGATCCACCACCACTAGCACCACCGGCAGTTACTAAATAATCTACTGTTGTCGAACCAGAGGGATTACCTGCATTTGATACACAAAAAGTACCAGGGCCTGTAAAAGTATGAATTTTAAAATCTCCAGATGTTGTAATTGTTCCACCAGTTGCTGTTACAAATTGTGGAGAAGTAATAGCACTTGCTTGTCCAGCATCGATTGATAACCAACCTTTTGTTGAATCAACATAAATTAATAATATACTTAATCCTTCTATTTCTGCTTTAAAATCACCTGCCTCACCTTGTATATTAGATCCATTTCTACCTATCGTAACATTATTAGTATCAAAAGTATTTGCATAATCAGCGACAGCAACGACATCACCTGCACTTGGTGATGATGGCAGTGTAACTGTAATAGCTCCTGAAGTTGTATTTACAAAATACCCGTTACCGCTGACTGCTGTAAAATTTCCTGTTTTAGCAGTCGTGTCCCATGTAATGGCACCAATATTTTTAAAAGTACCTTCATCTATTAAAGTTGTTCCACATGAATTTATTCCCATAACATTTTATTTTAGTTTCTAAATTTGTAGGTGATAATAACAACACCTGAACCACCGTTTGCAGATGGTGAAGATCCTGGACTAGGTGAACCCCCTCCTGATCCGCCACCTGTATTAGCTGTTCCTGCAGAACCTGGACTTCCACCACCACCGCCAGCTCCACCACCGCCAGCTCCACCAGCACCGCCAGCAGGTTGACAAGAAACACTTCCACCTCCACCACCAGCTCTTGTTACAGAACTTCCTGTGATTGAATTAGCAGAACCTGCTCCTCCTGCAGCTGGGCCTGGTGTACCATTTTGTCCAGCAGCTGAAGCTCCACCGCCGCCGCCTGCCTTAATAGATGTTCCATTACCGGGGCCATTTCCACCAGGATTTCCTTGAGATGGACTAACAGGGGGTGTATTTCCTGCTCCTCCACAACCACCATCTATACTTCCACCACCACCTGAACCACCTGAAGCACCATTTCCATTTGGTTGTTTCGCACCTCCACCACCTCCGGCAGAGGTAATTGTACTAAAAACTGAATTGCTACCTGATCCTCCAACTGGACTTGGAGCTGTAACACCTGATCCACCAGAACCTACTGTAATTGGATAACCTTGAACTGAAACAGGGATTGTTCCTGCTGGACTTGGGTAAGAAACCCTATGTCCACCAGCTCCTCCGCCACCAGCTCCACCTTGTCCTGATCCACCAGCACCGCCGCCAGCAACTACTACATAATCTACTTTGGCTGAACCTCCAGGAGCACCTGCGTTTGATACACAAAATGTTCCAGGGCCTGTAAATGTATGAATTCTGTAATCTCCTGAAGTGGTAATTGTACCACCAGTAGCTACTACATATTGTGTACTTTGAAGATCAGCTGCTTCAGATGCAGATGTTACTTTCCATCCTTGTGTTCCATCTACATAAACTAATAATACAGATCCTCCCGATGTAACTAAATCAAAGTTAGCAGCTGTACCTTGAATATTAGATCCGTTTCTACCTACTACAATTTTGTTTGTGCCAGCTGTATTTGCGTAATCTTTTATACCTACTATGTTACCAGCAGATGGTGAACTAGGCAGTGTTACTGTAATTGATCCACTTGTAGTATTTACAAAATAACCATTACCACTTACACCAGTAAAATTTCCTGTTTTAGCTGTTGTATCCCAAGTGACCGCTCCTATATTATTAAAAACTCCTTGGTCTAACATTGTAGTTCCGCACGATACTACTCCCATTATGAATCTCCTTCTATCTTAGATAAATTAATTTTGAATTTCTCTCCAGATATATTATTTATCATGAATATATTATCTTTTCCTTCTTGTAAAGTCCAGTTGCCTTTAGTTCCATCTACCACATTACCTTGATTTTTAGCTTGGTTTGATAAATGTAAATCCCCTGTATATAAATTTCTCCATACATTTCCCGAAGCTCCTAGATCATAAGTATCGTTTGCACCCGGTACAATATTTCCTGTAGCAGTTATGCCCCCTGAAGTAACTGCACCAGTAGTAATGTCTCCTAAGTCAGCTGTAATATCTACTATATTAGTTCCATCAGAATATAATATTTTATATCCTTTATCTGTAGTAGACCATGTAGCACCTGTTCCAGAACTAGTTTTAAAAGTTACTGTAAAGGCACCTGTTGTTGCATTTTCTACAAGGTAAGTTTTTTCTATTGAATCTGGAATAACTACATTTACATTAGTAGTAATGGTTCCGGTTAATCTTAAAACTTGATTTTTACCATTGGATAAAACACCATTTGAAAAAGTTAAAGTTGCACCGGTAGTTGCATTTAATCCTACAGCATCATAGCCACCAATTGCTTGCTCAAGAATTAGTAAATTAGTGTTAGTAAACTGTCCCCAAGTTCCTGAGTTTTCTCCAGTTTGTTGTACTGTTAGTTTTAAACTAGCTGATGTTGCGTTCGCCATATTTTAAATTCCTTAAAATTTTATTTTATTCAATTTATTGTTAAAAATCAAGCTACTTCCTGCCAACCTGGAGGGTCAGTAGGAGCGCCCCCTGTGTTAACTTCCGTCCATACTATATTTTCAACAACATTTAATGTCATTGTCATCTCAATTCCTGTTGGTCTTGCTACTGAATCTGTAGCTGTAGCTTGACCTTCTTGCATTGTTAAATCAAAACCAGTTAAATCTATTAAAGTATTTGCATCTAAAACAGCTGTTCCAAGAGCAGCTGTCATAGCTTGTCCAGTTAAATTAACATTTGCATCTCCGCCAATTGTAACAGAGTCTTCTTGCATAGTTAAACTAAAACCAGATAGAGTTGCATTTGCATTAGCTGTAGTAGTAACAGTGCCTAGATTAGCGGACATTGCTATTCCAACTACATCTTCTGTCACAACATCTGTGAACCCTAGAGCTGTACCTTGAGCAATAGTTAAAGCTTGTCCTGTTACACTAATATTTGCGATACCTGTAGCTGAAACAGAACCTAAATTAGAAGACATTGCGATTCCTGTTGGAAATGCAACAACACCTGCAAATATATTAACTGTACCTAGATTAGCAGACATTGCTATCCCAGTTACACCTTCTGTTACAACATCTGTAAATGCTTGAGCTGTTCCTTCATTTAAAGTTAGACTAAGACCTGTTAATCCAACATTAATACTTTGTGAACCTGTAGCTGCAAAAGGACTTTCTGCAAAAGCTGTTATACCGAAGGCCATGAGCTACTAAACCTCTTCTAATTTGAACTTATATTTTTTACCTGATTTGTTATTGAATAAATAAAGATCTTCAGCACCCTCTTGAATAGTCCAACTACCTTTGGTGCCATCAATAGCATTACCTTCAGATTTTGATTCGTTAGATAAATGTAAGTCTCCAGTGTATAAGTTTCTCCAAACATTGTCCGATGCACCTAAGTCGTGACTATCATTAGCTCCTGGAACAATATCTCCAGTTACTGTTAATGTAGATCCATCAAAAGTCATGTTGGCTTCTGCATTCATACCATCTGCACCTGTAGCTGTTACAACTCTATTGTTTGAACCATTAGTCATAAAGTCAGATACGTCTACAGAAACTGCATCTGCTGCAACATCAATACCGGTACCTGCTCCAACATTTAAAGTAGCAGCTCCACTAGTAGCTCCACCTGTTAATCCAGATCCTGCTACAACTGAAGTTATGTCCCCAGTATTAGTAGTGTAACCTGCATCATTATTAAAACCTGAGTTGTTAATATTACCTTTAGTTAATTTTTTCTGAGCATTTGATGCATCAACTACAACAAAAAAATCTCCATCTCCATTTGAAGTAGAAGTTGTAAGTTCAGAAAGATCTACGTCTACTTGATCTGCTTGTATGTCAATTAAGTTTCCAGCACCAACGTTTAAAGTAACATCACCAGATGAACCCCCACCTGTTAAACCAGAGCCAGCTGTAACAGCTGTGATATCTCCAGTAGTTGGAGTTTCAAAAGTAACTGCACCTGAACCATCTGTAGTTAAAACTTTTCCTGCCGATCCATCTGCAGTGGGTAATGTGTAAGCTGAAAGAGCAAAGTTAGATCCATCACCTTGAATAATTTTTCCCGATGTTGTTGCTAATCCTGCAACGTCTTGTAGTTGAGCATCTAATCTTGCGTTTGCAACAGTACCACTAGCAAGGTTACTTGCATTTAATGCTGTTAATGCTGAACCATTTAATGCTGGTAGTGTTGCTGGGAATCTTGCGTCAGGAACTGTGCCACTTGTAAGTTGAGTTGCATTTAATGCTGTTAAGTTAGATCCATTGTTTGCAACAATGTTTCCACTTGAATCTAGTATGACTGCTTTGGATGCAGGAAGGGTACAAAATACATCTTTAGTACCTGAAGAAAAATTTACTGCAGAGTCACTATTAGATGATGATAATATAGTATCTCTTGATAAAGTGTCAGTTCCAGCATCTGTTACTGTGCCAAGTCCAACTTCAAACTCACCATTCTCATTTACTATTGAGTAGTAAGTTGTATTAGAATTACCAATACCTGCAACAAATGTTTCAAAACCTACAACTGCACCCGCTAAATTTAGTGTACCTGTACCAGTAGTAGTCGAGGTTTCTTTAACCCTGTCATTTACGACCAATGCCATTTAAACTCCTATTAACCAGAGATTCTTAATATAGCTGCTGCTGTAGTAAATGCCGGAAACTGTATTGTGAAAGTTCCTGATGTAGCTGTTTTATCTGCTCCAAAATCTAAAATTGCAACTGCTGCATTAGTAACTGCAGAAGATGTATTGTAGATCATTGCACCTCTAGCTGTCAACGTTACACCTGTGAATGATAAATCTGCAAAGTCTACGATTGCAACACCTGATGCAATTGAAGTATTCTGACCTGCTAATGGATCACCACCCGATGCGTAAGTACCTGTGTTCGAAACTTCACCTGAAGTTGTAAACGCGGTAGTCGATGAGTTTAGAGTTGCTGAAGAAGTATAAAGAGCTA